TGAAGGATGTAAACCGCCTCCTGAAACTGGACCCCTCGAACACGGAGCTTCTTTCCCAGAAGCAGCGTGCGCTGAAGGACGCCATCGGCGCGACGAAGGAGAAACTGGATTCTCTGAAAACCGCGCAGGAGCAGGCAAAGCAGCAGCTTGAAAACGGTGACCTCGGGCAGGACAAGTACGACGCCCTGCAGAGGGAGATCATCGAGACGGAGCAGGAACTCCGCCGCCTGCAGGAGGAAGCCGCTGCCACAAGCACAGCGCTTGCCAAGATCGACGAGGCCGGAAAAAAGATGGAGGCTTTCGGAGACTCCGTCACCAGCGCCGGTCAGAAGATCATGCCCGCTTCTATGGCTGTAGCCGGTCTCGGCGCGGCTGCTGTGAAGACCGCTGCCGACTTCGATTCCGGCATGAGCAAAGTTGCTGCCATTTCTGGTGCGACCGGTGATGATCTGGATGCCCTGCGGGATAAGGCCCGGGAGATGGGTGCCAAGACCAAGTTCTCTGCTTCCGAGGCAGCCTCCGCTATGGAATACATGGCGATGGCAGGTTGGAAGACTGAGGATATGCTCGGCGGTATCGAAGGTATCATGAGCCTTGCCGCTGCGTCCGGTGAAGATCTGGCAACCACCTCGGATATCGTGACGGATGCGCTGACGGCATTCGGCCTCTCGGCACAGGACTCCGGTCACTTTGCAGATATCCTCGCGGCAGCATCTTCCAATGCGAACACCAACGTCCGCATGATGGGAGAAACCTTCAAGTATTGCGCTCCCATCGCGGGCGCACTCGGTTTCACTGCCGAGGATGTTGCGGAGGCAATTGGCCTCATGGCCAATGCCGGTATCAAGAGCACGCAAGCCGGTACGGCTCTCCGTACCATCATGAACAACCTTTCTGGCGACGTAAAGATCACCGGCGCGGCGCTGGGTGAAGTCACTATCGCCACTACCAATGCAGATGGCTCCATGCGCGATCTGTCAGATATTTTGGCAGACTGCCGTGGGGCCTTTTCTCAGCTTTCCGAATCCGAACGAGCGCAGGCCGCAGAAGCGCTGGTCGGTAAAAACGCCATGTCCGGCTTCCTCGCGCTGATGAATGCTGCTCCGGAAGATATAGAAAAACTCAGCACCGCCATCGATAACTGTGACGGCACCGCCGCGCAGATGGCGGAGACCATGCAGGACAATCTGGCTGGGCAGCTGACCATCCTCAAATCTCAGCTTGAGGAATTGGCTATCTCCTTCGGCGAGATGCTGATGCCCGCCATCCGGGCTATCGTCAGTAAGATTCAGGCATTCGTGGATAAGCTGAACGGTATGAGCGAAAGTCAGCGGAAAGCTATCCTGACCATCGGCCTGATCGTTGCTGCGCTCGGTCCGCTGCTCGTCATCATCGGATCTTTGATCTCCAAGGTTGGCATAGCTATGCAGGGCTTTGTGAAGCTGGCAACCGGCGTGAAGAAACTTGGTGTGGCTGTGAAGGCTGGCACCGGTGTCTTCGGGAAGCTCGGAGCTGCACTCGGCGGGATCTCCGGCCCTGTGCTGGCAATCGTTGCGGTCGTCGCTGTGCTGATAGCTGCCTTCAAACATCTGTGGGATACCAATGAGGAATTCCGCAGCGCCATCACCGGTATATGGGAAGGCATTGTTTCCAAGATTCAGGCATTCTGTCAGGGCATCGTCGATCGACTGAATGCGCTGGGATTTGACTTCGGCTCCATCGTAGATGTACTGAAGAGCCTGTGGGACGGGCTTTGCCAGTTCCTCGCTCCCGTATTTGAGGCGGCTTTCAATGTGGTTTCTACCGTCCTCGGTACGGTGCTCGATGTTATCACCGGCCTGCTGGATGTATTCATCGGGCTGTTCACCGGGAACTGGTCTCAGATGTGGGAAGGCGTAAAAGAGATCTTCTCCGGCATCTGGGACGGTATCACCGGCTTGTTCGATACGGCGCTGAACCTGCTGAAATCTCTCGCGGAGACTGTGTTCGGCTGGTTCGGCAGTACATGGGAATCCGTCTGGTCCGGCATCAAATCCTTCTTCGAGACGATCTGGAACGGGATCGTGGCCTTCTTCTCCGGCATCTGGAACGCCATTGTTTCCACTGTCACCGCGCAGGTCAATGCTGTGAAGACCGTGGTCACTACGGTTTTCAATGCCATCAAGACCACGGCCACCACGATCTGGAACGGTATAAAAACCACCATCTCCACGGTCGTGGACGGGATCAAAAGCAAAGTCTCCTCCGTGTTTGAATCCGTGAAGAGCACAGCTACAAACCTGTTCAACGGCATAAAGAGCACCGCCACCAATGTGTGGAACGGGATCAAGACCGCTATCATTACGCCCATCGAAGCCGCTCGGGATAAGATCCGCTCCGCACTCGATGCGGTCAAGGGCTTTTTCTCCGGGCTGAAGCTGGAGCTGCCGCATATCAAGCTGCCGCATTTCCGTGTGTCCGGAACGCTCTCTATCTCTCCTCCGAGCGTCCCGCACCTGTCCATCGACTGGTACAAGGAAGGCGGCATCATGACGAAGCCCACGGTTTTCGGCATGAACGGCAGCGCGCTGATGGCGGGCGGAGAATCCGGATCTGAGGCGATCCTACCTCTGAGCGGATTCTATAAACAGTTGGAAGCCATGCTGGATGACAAGCTGAACATGCACAATGTGGAGAAATACCTGGCTGTCATCGCCGCCAACAGCGGCAAGGGCATCTATCTGGATGACGGCACCCTGGTTGGACGCCTGCTGCCCGCCATCGACAGCGGCCTCGGCCAGACTCAGAAGCTGAATGCGAGGTTGAGCCTATGAAGCCTGACGCTATGATAAACGGAGTCTCCATGCACAGCCTCGGCTGGCTTCGAGAGACAGTAAACTTCCCGACACCGCAATCGCAGTCCAATACGATCACGGTGCCGGGAAGGAATTCACCGATTCGGTTCACCGAGGCTCTGGGCCGTGTGGCCTATCAGCCGCGCTCTTTTGATATGACCTTCTCCATGCTGGGTGACCGCGCTGATTTCGACATGCTCGTCAGCTTAGTCGTGAATCAGTTTGCTGGAAAGCTTTGCCGAGTGACACTGACGGAAGACCCGACGTTGTATGCAGTGGGAACGCTGGAGGCAGCGCCGACCTATGACCCGCTTACGGGCAAGGGAACGCTTGAGCTATCCTGCACGGACGGGGATGCTTTTCTCTACTATGTTGAGGAGACGGTTGAGAGTATCAGCGGCAGCGGCACGGCCGTTCTCGTCAACGACTATATGCCCGTTGTGCCGGTCATCGCGGCAACAGCGGAGACCACGTTGCGCTGGGTGATTGACGGCGAATCCTTCCAGAAAACAGTCAGCGCCGGAACATGGGAGATCCCGGAACTGGAACTGAGGCATGGAGATAGTACTGTTTCCGTCACGGGAGAAGGGACAACGACCTTCACGTACAGACAGGGACGGTTATAAATCATCTTCCGAAAGCCTGCGATTTGTGATATACTCCATCCTGATAAATCGGGATTTAAGGAGAAATCATTATGGAATTTATGCAGGTTGAGAAAAACGGAGTCATTTGTGCCGTTGTGGTTTCAGATACCAAAGTTATTACAGATGCGCAGTCAGCACTGGATGTGCTGATGAGCGCAAAATATGATGTGGGAACAAAGAATATCGTGATTAACAAGAAATTGATTGTCGAGGAGTTCTTTATCCTCAGTAGCGGACTTGCCGGAGAGATTTTGCAGAAGTACATCAACTATGGTGGGCGCATCGCCATTTACGGAGACTACTCTCATTATACCAGCAAGCCGCTGAAAGACTTCATCTACGAGAGCAACAAAGGCAAAGATGTATTCTTTGTTGCCACAGAAGATGAAGCCGTGGATATGCTGACACGCTAAATCGGGATTTGTGAGGGCAAAGAGAATGTATCGAAAAGCGACCTTCAGTGATTGTGCCAGGATATATGATTTGATTTGTGATATGGAACGCAGAGAACTGCCTTTTGATCGATTTCGGAAAATCTACAGGGATCAGCTCATCAACAGGCATTTCTATTGTCTTGTCAATGATCAGGATGGTCGTGTGATCGCTGTTCTGAATATGAGGTTTGAGGAGCAGCTGCACCACGCAGAATTCATTGCCGAGATCATGGAATTTGCGGTTGAAGCGGCTTTCAGAAATCAGGGGATCGGAAAAGCCATGCTGGAAGAGGCATGCCGTATCGCCGGCGAACAGGGCTGTTCTCAGATAGAAGTTGCATGCAACCAGCTCCGGAAAGACACACATCGGTTCTATCTCAGGGAAGGAATGCATAATTTCCACTATAAGTTTTCAAAGTCATTGGCAGAGAACGACAGTGCTGATAATGTAATCGGCAAATAAACAAATTCCAGTTTAGCAAATTGAATACTTCTGACAGAGTCGGGAAACCGGCTCTGTTTTCATTTTACGAAGGAGGGCTGCCCATGAGCCTTTTTCGCGTATACGTGGATGGCGCTCTGTTCTATCATCCGCAGATGTCGAAGCTGGCGATCACGGCCGCCCGCATTGAGGAGGATGCGGAAAACATCGACAGCATGACGCTTTCCGCTCCTTTCAACCATCCGTATCTGTCTGCTGTCCGGCCGCTGGCATCCACTATCGTCTGCAAGAAAGGTGATGCCGTGGTGTTCGAGGGCCGGGCGCTGGACAATGGTACGGATTTTTACAACACCCATACCTGGACATGCGAGTCCTGCCTTGCCTATCTGAAGGACAGCGTCCAGCCGCCATATGAGTACAGCGGAACCCTGCGCGGCCTGCTGGAACTGTTTATAGATGAACACAATCGTGCCGTGGAAGAGAAAAAACGGTTCGTTGTTGGTAATGTGACCGTGACAGACAACAACGACTACGTTTCCTATAACAGCATAGATTTCACCGTAACACTTGATGCTATCCGGGACAAGCTGATAAAGACCCACGGTGGCTTCCTCCGTGTGCGCTATGTAGGCGGTGTCAAGTACCTCGACTATATCGCGGACTTTGATTCGCTCTCCCCGCAGACAGTGGAGTACGGCAAGAATCTGCTGGACGTAAAGATCAGCCGGGATCACACCGACCGTGTCTCCGTTCTGCTCCCACTTGGGGCAAAGATAAAGGATACCGATGCCGAAGGCCAGGAATACGAAACAGGTGAGCGGGTTCAGATCACATCCGTGAACGGCGGGAAAAACTACATTGTTGACGAAGAAGCCGCGGCAGAGATCGGAATGATCTGGAGGACGGAGATCTGGGACGATGTGACTGTCCCAGGCAATCTACTCACGAAAGCGCAGGCCCGGCTGCACGATCTGGCGCAGGGCGTCACCAGCATGGAACTGACCATCGTGGACGAGTCGGATACCGGAGCAGATATCGGGGATATCCATGCAGGGATGTATGTTGTCTGCAAGTCCCCGCCGCACGGCATTGACGGCAGATACCGCTGTGTAGGCCGCACCCGGGATTATCTGAATCCCGCAGGCAACACGATCACCATCGGCGCATCGGGTGTGACGCTGACCGGACTATCCAACAAACAAAACGATACCATTTCCGCTCTGGAGGAGGATATCGTAGGGCAGTCCTCTAAGATCGATGTGATTTCCGGGCAGGTAGATAAGATCAACGAGTCAAAAATGTACCGCACAGAGCTGGCGACGGAAGGTGTGAGCATCTTCCGGGAAAAGACCCAGCGGAGCACTGTCCGCTGCAAAGTGTATTCCTGGGACAATGAGATCACGGATACACTCCCGGCTTCCGCATTCAACTGGCATCGGAATTCCGGCAATACCGAAGCCGATGCCGCGTGGGACGCCGCGCACACAGGAATGAAAACTATAACGGTATCAACGGAGGATGTGACGGACAACGCATCCTTCTTTTGCGAAGTTACGATATAAGGAGGGCAAACACATGCCTACTGTACTCACATCCTCACAGCAGACCTTCGTGGATATTACCGACCAGCGAAAGCTCTCGGCATATATCACGTCCAATCTTCCGAAAACCCAGAGTGAAGATCCCAACGTTCTGCCGCACACCTACGCGCCGAGCTGGGCAAGCACTAACCTTATCCTTACGCCTGTGGTTTTTCTGGATCAGACGAGCATTCCGCTCGGCTCGACAGGCCTGACCATCCAGTGGAAGCGCAAGGACGGTACTGCCGCCGAGACGGCGCTCACCTCCGGCGAGTCTGTGTCCGGCGGTATCCTGACGGTGAACCAGAACAAGCTGGCGGCATCCTCTTCCGGCATGATCACGTATATCTGCTATATCAGCTATTATGACAGTGAGACCCACAACACGGTCAACATCTCCGCCGATCTCACCTACACGCTGGTGCGGAACGCGGAGAACGCAAAGCTGGCGTATATCACGGCGGACACCTATGTGTTCAAGTACGACAGTGATTCCGCTCTCGTCGGCGCGACGCAGGCTACCCTGACTGGGCAGGTCCAGGGCGTGACGATCAGCAAATGGCAATACAAGAACGGTTCCGGGAACTGGGTGGATTATCCCACGACCTCGGACAACACCAGCATTACCGGCGGCACCCTTGTGGTCAAGCCCACGCATTCTGTGTTCAATGACAATGTGGCACAGATCAAACTGGTCACTTCCGAAGCCGATGTTTACGATACGATCACCATCACCAAACTGTATGACGGTGCTCAGGGTGAGCCGGGTACTCCCGGTTCCGCAGGCTCCGGCGGCCTGTCTGTCATACTTTCCAATGAGGCGCAGACGATTCCCTGTACCTCCGCCGGAGCGGTTGCAGCAGCTACCACGGTAACGATCCCATTTTCTGCCTATGAGGGCATCGATCAGAAAGCAGCAACCTGCACGGTTGGGACGCTCCCGTCCGGCGTGACGGTCACCAGTAACACGCCTGCCACGGCAACTACTCCCGGTTCCGTTGTTCTGACCTTTGCCAAAAACGCGACCCTCGGCGGAGCAAATGTGTTGACCGGCACGATTCCTCTTACGTTCTCTGTCTCTGGGCAGAGCGTGACGAAAACCTTCGCGTGGACTAAGGCCAAGGCAGGCACGAACGGCGAATCTGCGGTCGTGTTCTCCGTCTATGCTCCCAACGGCACCATCGTGCAGAATCAGTCAGGCAGCCTGACACTGGCGACTTCGGCTTATCTCGGTGCAACGGCAATCTCCAATGCTACCTATCAGTGGGCAAAGTACAGTGGCGGCTCCTGGGTCAACATCTCCGGCGCGACCGGCTCGACGCTGACAGTCAACGGAGCGGACATCGTAAACATCCAGTCCTACCGCTGCACTATGACCTACGATGGTGAGAACTACGTGGACGTTATCACGGTCGAGGACAAATCCGATCCGTATATCTCTGAGATGCTTTCCATCGGCGGTTTCACTGTGAAGAACAATCTCGGCGGGCTGGTGCCCTACGTCATCGTCCGTACGAATCAGCATGAGGTTGATCCATTGCTGGGCAACATCTCCGAGACCGCTCCAGTCAGTCCTGCCGCCGGAGACTTCTGGTATCAGGTGGACCATACCGGTCACACCGTGACGCTCATGAAGTACAGCGGCTCTGCGTGGGCTGCAGCTACGGAGACTCAGGAGATGACCTATACCTGGTATGCGCAGGACAAGGACGGCAATCCGGTCACCTTCAATAAGACCGGGAAGGTCATCTACCTCTCCGCCGCTGAGATCGACAGCATCCTCACGCTGCAGTGCGACGTGTCGAATTAAGGGGGTGGGCGTATGCTTCTTACAGTTTGCCAGAACACCTTTCAGAGCATGGTCGAGCTGGAGGAAGTGGACTCCCTTCGCGTGGAGGTCCGGGAGTGTTATGCAGAAATCACCCGGACCTCCGAGCAGATACAGAGCACTGTCCGCGAGAACTATCTCAGCAAGGACGATCTGACCACTATCCAGCAGGACTTCCAGACGG